AAGGCAACTCTCTTCACCGAATCGGTTGCTGCCCAAGAACCGCAAGAGTTTGAAACTCTCGCTGAAGAAACTAAACAAACCGCAATGGATTCGTATCTAAATGCGATCCGTAAATTCAAATAGGAAAAAGAACAATGAAAACTACTGATCTTTTGATCGAAAAGTGGTCCCCAGTTCTCAACGCTCCTGAAGCTGGTGAGATCCGTGATCACTATCGTAAAGCAGTAACCGCGCAAATCCTGGAAAACCAGGAAAAGGCTATGAAAGAAGAAGCCTTGATGTCGGAAGCTGTTCACTCCACGTCTGTTGCTAACAGCGCGGCAGCCAACTGGAACCCAATCCTGATCAGCCTCGTACGTCGTGCGATGCCAAACCTGGTTGCTTATGACATCTGCGGCGTTCAGCCAATGTCTGGCCCAACCGGTCTGATCTTCGCGATGAAGTCCCGTTACACGAGCCCATCGGGTGCAGAAGCTCTCTTCGACGAAGCTGACACCGATTTCTCTGGTACCGGCACCCATGGTGGTGGTTCTTCTTCGCTGGTTGGTGACGTTGTTGGTGCAGAAGTTTCTGCTGACACGACTCCAGCTGACGCTGTAGAAGACAACTTCGGCAAAGGCACCGGTGTTGCTACGGCAACTGGCGAAGACTTCGGTGGCGCAACGACCTTTAACGAAATGTCTTTCTCTATCGAGAAGTCTACCGTTACTGCGAAGACCCGCGCTCTGAAAGCTGAGTACACCATGGAAATCGCACAGGATCTGAAAGCTATCCACGGCATCGACGCTGAAGCCGAGCTGGCTAACATCCTGTCCACCGAAATCCTTGCTGAAATTAACCGTGAAGTTGTTCGCTCGATCAACGTCACTGCTAAGGCTGGTGCTCAGACCGCTAACATCACGACTCCAGGTACTTTCTCCCTCTCTGCCGACGCTGACGGTCGCTGGAGTGCTGAAAAGTTCCGTGGTCTGGTTGTTCAGCTTGACTTCGAAGCTAACCAAATCGCGAAAGACACTCGTCGCGGTAAAGGTAACTTTGTGATTTGCTCTTCTAACGTTGCTACTGCCCTGCACAACAGCGGCATGCTCGCATACACTCCAGCTCTCAACACGAAGCTGGATGTAGATGACACTGGTAACACTTTTGCTGGTGTTCTGAATGGCAAAATCAAAGTCTACATTGACCCATATGCGACTGTTGACTACGTAACTGTTGGTTATCGCGGTACTTCCCCATATGACGCAGGCCTCTTCTACTGCCCATATGTTCCGCTGACAATGGTACGTGCCGTTAATGAGTCTACCTTCCAGCCAAAAATTGGCTTTAAGACTCGCTATGGTATGGTAGCAAACCCATATGCTTCCGGTAACGCTGCGATTGTAGCAGACACGATCGGCGCCGTCCGTTCTAACGTCTACTACCGCATCTTCAAAGTTACGGAACTCCTGAACAACGGAAGCTAAGCTTCTTAGTTCAATGTATAGTATGGAAAGAGGAGCTTCGGCTCCTCTTTCTTTTTGTATAAATAATCCAGAAATGGAGCTCATTGATGATCAATCAAACATATTCTACCGCAACTAGTTTTTCAATGTATATTCCTGGCAATGAGTATGCGGGATTGCAAATGAAAGTACTTGACTTTGAGATTCCAAATGTTAGTTCAGATGCGGTTGATCAAGGTACTCGTTATCTTCAAGCAAAACATCCTGGTTCACAATTGACATTTAATCCTCTATCAGTCAATGTTCTAGCTGATGGTGGATTATTGAATATTATTCCAGTTCATAATTGGTTAGTGAATAATGTCACATCAATTGTACAAGAACGTAAAGATATTCGCTTGATTGGATATGCCGCAAACGAAACACCAATCTTTACGGTTAACTTTAAAGCTGCTTTTCCAACCACTATAAATATCGATAGATTTGATGCTACTGATTCGAATGATTCTGTGATCAAAGCTAACATTACTTTTGTTTATGACTATTTTGAATATGGATAATGAATGACGATTGAAGAACTTCTCCTTGAATGGAAGAAAGATTCTGAACTCAATAAAGCAAAACTTGATGATGAATCGATTCGTAATGCGATGTTGCATGCTAAATACCTTGAAATGCATGCCGCCATTAAAATTAAATATCACCGACAAAAAGCACGTATTAAAGAACTTGAGCTACTTAAACGTAAGTGGCTAAAGGGTAGTATGTCAAAGGAAGAAATGGATCGACGGGGTTGGGCCTATGATCCTTGGGAAGGTATGGCCAAACCAATGAAATCAGAGATGGATGATTACATTTCTGTTGATAGTGACGTTATGAGTATGATGGAAAAGTTTAGAGAAACTGAAGTCATGCTTGAGACTCTCGAAAATATCATAAATAATATTACTTGGCGTCATCAGAATGTAAAGAATGCCATTGATTTTATGAAGTTCCAAAGCGGCGTGTAATGTCTGAAACAATTACTCTCTCATATAAAAACTATGCCAAAATGCGTATTGATTCTTCGGATGAAGGAATTCTTTACGAGTTACAAGAGCATTTCTCGTTCTATGCGAATGGTTATAAGTTTATGCCAGAATATCGGTCAGGCATGTGGGATGGTAAAATTAGACTTTTCGATATGAGATCACAAACATTGCCGGCTGGTCTTCTTCATACGATGGTTGAGTTTGCTCAGAACCCATCAAGAAATTATAATATCGTTCTGAAGAACAATAACTACTTTGGAACTCTTGGTTCCAATGATAAAGTCACGTTTGACGAGTTCTATGAGTTTGTTCAATCATTGAAGTTAACCGCCGGCGGAAAAAGAATTGAAGCAAGAGAATATCAACTCGCTGCCGCATATGAAGCAATTACAAATTATCGTAAATTGATTCTTTCACCTACCGGAACTGGTAAATCTCTGATCATGTACATTATTATGAGATGGGTATTAGAGAGAATTGAGCCCAATCAAAGATTTGTTATTATCGTTCCAACGACTACGCTCACGCACCAACTTATTTCAGACTTTGAAGACTACTCTTCGCTTGATGAGGACTTTATTGTCGAAGATATGTGTTATCCAATCTTCTCCGGACAAGATAAGAACGCAAAACATCAAGTTCTAGTGTCAACATGGCAATCATTAGCAAAATTTCAGCGAACATTTCATATGAATGTGGGTGGTGTGATCGGAGATGAAGCCCATACTTGTTCTGCGAAGGTTTGTCGAGGCATTTTAGACCAAATGACGAATGCAAAGTACCGAATTGGCACAACGGGTACGCTCGATGGTACAAAAGTTCATGAAATGGTACTCGAAGGTATATTTGGTCCTGTTTTTACAGCCACAACGACTAAACAACAGATTGATGAAGGCAATCTTGCCGAATTACAGATCAATATTATGAAATTGTTGTACTCGGAAGAAGATCGAAGACATGCGAAGTTTAAATATCAAGATGAAGTGAAGTTTATTACCCTACATGAGAAAAGAAATCGATTTGTAGCAAAGTTGGCCGCAAATTGTGAAGGTAATACACTTGTTATGTTCCGATTTAGAGATCATGGCCAATTCTTGTATGATTTAATTAAGAATACAGTTCATAATAAGAGAAAAGTGTTCTTGATTCATGGAGAGATTGATTCTGCTTATCGAAATGAAATTCGAGCCGTTGTTGAAGAAGAAAAAGACGCGATTATCGTAGCATCCATTGGCACCTTCTCGACTGGGATAAATATTAAGAACTTGCACAATCTGGTCTTTGCTACTCCGCATAAAGGTCGCATTAAAGTTCTTCAATCGCTTGGTAGAGCACTTCGAAAGTCAACCGATGGACGTGAAACAGTGATGTATGACATCTGTGATGATCTACATTGGAAAAAAAGAAAAAACTTTGCTTTAGTCCACTCAATCGAACGAATTAAGCATTATAGTAAAGAGAAGTTGAACTATAAGATCTATGACATACAACTATAGGAATATATTATGAGTGATAATAAAGAAGGTTGGCCGAATGATTATGACCAGAATATGGTCAAATGCCTAACTCTTTCATCAGGCGAAAAGATTATTACCTATGTGCGTAATATTACGGCTCTTGGTTCATATATCTGCGAAAGACCATTTACGGTTAGTATCAATCTAGAAGATGGTTCATTTTGCCTTCTTCAATATCAACCATACGCTCGTAACGAATCAGTTCATATCTTTCAGGCGTTTGGTGTAATTGGAATGGTCGATGTTTCTGACTATGGTCGTACTCAATATCTTGAAGCAGTGAAGTCCGAAGTTGAGTTTGATAAGAAATATGAGCGAAATTCAGATAGAAATTTTGACGAAACAATTCAATCACTTCAAAAGATTCTCGAAGATGCTCTAGACGAAAACTCTGAAACTATGAAAGAATTATTCGGTGATTTAGACGAAAGAAGTGGAGATAGTCCATCCACTGTAATTGATCTATCAAAATGGAAGTTAGATGATGATACTTCAAAAAACTAAGAACGGTGCTACAGTAATATTACAAGACAGTAGATTATACAGTTTTGCTTTTATTCACCAAATTACTGCTTGTATCCTTTTGAATAGTAATAGCTTTTCTAGGCTAAACTAAGGGTTATTCCTTTGTCTATTACTCTTTTTTTCCTGTTTTTCTTTGCTTTATCCTCTATCCTTTATCCGGATTCTGGATACTATATTCCTTGGGTAAAGGATTAACTTGTTTTTTTGGAGGATTCAAAAGTATGTATAAGAATTTATAACAGTTTCCGCGCAAAATAGGGAAATATTACACACTTGTAATAAAAAAAAGTAGTGTACTTTCTACACAAAATGATATAGAATAAGATTATGGTAAGAAAAAAACGCAACCCCGAACATTACGTCGATAACGTCGTCTTTACTCAAGCGGTTCATGATTATGTGATATCGTGTCGTGAGGCCGAAGATTCTGGAGAAGATATTCCTAAAGTCAGTGACTATATTGGAGAATGTTTCTTTAAGATCGCAACTGGTCTGACATACACGCGTAAGTTTATTCGACGTACATATAAAGAAGAACTGATTATGGATGCAGTTGAAGATTGTCTTCGACGTATTCGCAATTATAACATCGATGCTTCAACAAGATCTGGTAAACCAAATGCGTTTGCCTACTTCACGCAGATTTGTTACTTCTCATTCCTTCGTACTGTTGAACGTAGTAACAAAGAACTAAAGAAAAAACTTCGTTACATCGAAAAAACATCGATTGAAATTAACGCAAACCCTGAACATGGTGATGCAAAAGCTGTGTTAAAACATCTCGATGAAATTCGTTCTCCATGGGAAGATAACCAATCTAAGAAGCTAGAAAAAAAAAGTAAAGTAAAAGGTTTGGAGAAATTTACTCAATGACTCGCGTCGCAATCCTCAACGATACACATGCCGGTGCTCGTAATTCGAGCGGTATCTTTATTGATTATCAGGAAAGATTCTATACTGACATCTTCTTTCCTTATTTGAAAGAGAATGGTATATCTCGTATTCTTCATCTCGGCGATTATTATGAACACCGTAAGTTCGTTAACTTTAAAGTTCTAAATGCCAATCGTCGTCATTTTCTTAATAAACTTCGTGAATACAATATCACAATGGATATTATTCCCGGAAATCATGATGTGACTTATCGTAATACAAATGATCTTTGTTCTCTCAATGAGCTTATGTTTGGTTATGATGATGTAGTCAATATTCACATGCGACCAACTGAACTACAGTTTATGCCAAGTGATCAAAAAGTCATTATGATTCCATGGATCAATACTGAGAATGAACACTATACTCTGAAGTGTATTGAAAAAACGGATGCAAAAATTTGTTTAGGTCACTTTGAGTTTGAAGGTTTCCAAATGTATCGTGGTGCCATATCACATGATGGTATGGATATGAGACCATTTAAAAAGTTTGATGCGGTTTACTCAGGCCACTATCACACAAAATCAAAAGATGGAAATATCGTATATCTTGGTGCTCAAATGGAATTTACATGGGCAGATTGCGATGATCCAAAGTTCTTTCACATCTTAGATCTTGAAACTGGTGAACTCGAAGAAGTACGTAATCCCCTCACATTGTTCACAAAAGTAGTGTACGATGATGAAGAATTTGATTATAATAGATTTGACTATAGTATTTTTGACAATCAATTTGTCAAGGTTGTAGTTACAAATAAAACAAGTCTATCTCAGTTTGAGAACTTCATTTCAAACATTCAATTGAGAAAGGTTTATGATCTTAAAATTGTTGAGTCATTTGATCTCAGTATTGGAGATGATGATGATGAAAATGAGAATACACAATTCGAGGAAACAAGTGAATTGATTTCTCAATACATCGATGGAATCGACACGCTTCTTGATCGAGAAATGTTAAAAGCACAATTGAAAGAATTATACAACGAGGCTCTATATGCAGAAGAACTTTGAAGGTGTTAAGTATGACGCCGGAAAACCAATGATGAGACTTGTACCACCTCGTGCCTTACGTGAAACCGCAAAAGTTCTCACGTTTGGCGCTTCAAAATATTCACCTGAAAACTGGAGACAGCTTAAGAATCTTGATGAGTCTGATTGCCATGTTTTAGCGCATGCGATCTGTGATCTTATGTTTGTCCTTGAAAATATTATTATGAGTGAACAAGAGAATGATAGTTTTTAAGGTCCTTCGTTGGAAAAATCTTCTTTCAACTGGTGATGCGTTTACTGAAATTGACTTTCGTAAATCACCAAAGACTTTGATCGTTGGTGAGAATGGGGCAGGAAAGTCTACGCTTCTTGACGCCCTTAATTATGTCCTATTCAATAAGCCACATCGTAATATTAATAAACCTCAACTCGTGAATACCATTAATGAGAAAAAAATGGTGGTTGAAGTTGAGTTTGATATTGGCCATAACTCATATA